GGAGATATTAGTTGATGATCCAAGCGATGTAACGTGGGAGCAACCACCTTCTATCCCGGGTTATATACAGAATTTTATTAGTCAGAATTCTATGTTTATGGACTCGATCACCGGTATCCAAGATGTAACACAGGGAAGGCAACCAACTGGAGTGAAATCCGGTAGGGCGATTATGGCTCTGCAAGAGGCATCACAGACAAGGATCCGGTTCAAGATTAACTCTGAAATAAAAAGATTTGTCCGTGAGATCGGTGAATATATGGTCAATATGATCCAGATATATGATAGTGAACTATCTCAGATACGAGAAAAGAATATCGAAGGGGAGTACGAGTTTGTCCAGTACGATCCACAGGGCGTATATGATGTTAATGGCAATCAAGAAGGATCACCGGAGTTTGATCCAACGAGTGCTAAGACTCTAAGGGATAGTGAGTTTGATATTGAGGTGGCTAGTGGATCAAGGTATCCGGGTGGCAGATTAGCCAAAGAAGAAAGGGCGTTGGAGTTATTCCAAGCCGGTATATATGGGATTGAGGATGTTGTTAAGGCATTAGATGAACCAGATAAGCAATCTATTATTGAAAGATTTTACCAGAGAATGAGTGCAATGCAAGGTGGTGGTGAAGAACAGGCACAAGCCGAAGCGGTTAGCGAAGAATTAGGTGCCCTTGTTCAACAAGCCAACCAATCTGGGGTAGGATCTGAAGATGAAGCGAATTTGTTTCAGGTATTGATGCAACAACCAGAATTATTACAGGATCCAGTATTACAGGAACTAGATCCGGCTATTATGGAAAGAATTAATCAAGTAATGACTAACCAATCTGCGTCTTAATAGACCAACAGGAGTTTAATTATGAATGAAGAAGTAAAGACTTACGATGACATCGAAGTGTCTGAATCAGAAGTTTTTGATACACCGGAAGGTGGGGATGAAACTACTACTGATCAACAGGAACAAAATGTCGAAACGTCAGAGGAGAGTACAGACTCTATAGAAACATCTGACACCGATTCCGAGGTTGTGGATCAACCAGAGGAAGTGGAAGAGCCGGTATATGTATTCACGGATGATGATGGCAATGGTTTCACAATGGATGAGATCAATGCTTGGCGTGATGACAGTAATAACAAAGCAAACTGGCAGAAATCCAATACTCAATCCGCACAGGAATTGGCAAGTAACGAAAAAGCAATACAACCATTTCTCGAATTTGCTGAAAAGGTAAGGGGTGATGATGAAAAATTAATCCCTGTACTGGAATATGTTAAAGATGAATACGGCGAAGAAGTAGAGCAACTTTTTAAAGACTCTATAGCGATAGATAAGGAAAAGGTAAAGAATCCATTTCAAGATGAATTTGATAAGGTTGTTGCTGAAAAAGAGGAATTGGAAGCGAGAGTCAAATTTGATGGTCTGGTAACAGATTTCTCAAAGAGTTCCGGGCTGAAAGGCAAGAAACTTGATGATATTGTCGAATGGACTACTTCCCATTTTGAAGATACAGGAAGGTTGCTCTCATTTGATGAGGCTCATAAGATCCTTCAAGCTGATAAAATGGCTGAAGATCTGAAGAAAAAGAAGCCTTCCCCACCAACTAAAGTCAAAAAGTCGCAGGGTGCAAAGGGTATAACAACAAAACAAAGCCCTTCTAAGTCCGGCAACTATGACGAAATAGATGTTTCTGGATTTAACCTCTTTGGTTAAGTCTTAATAAAACCTAATAAGGAGTCCTTAAATGGCTACAAACTCATTGGCTAGTGTAACTAGTCTAGAGGCTCTTATACGCACAAAGTATATGTCTGTACTATACGACAATATTTTCGTTAAGAGTCACCCACTTTCCGCTATCTTGAAAAAGAAAGCAAAAACATATAATGGTCGTGAAATCGGCGTACCACTAGAGTATGCAGAAGCCGGTTCCGGTAATGTCAAATGGGGTGGACAACACGCCTCTGGTGACCTTGCTCCGGCAACTACCGATCCATTTGTAATTGCTAAGTACACACCAAAGATGCTTACTGGTACTCTTCGTGTTACTAAGGAAGAAATGTTAATGATGAATAGTGAAGAAGCAGTTAAAAATGTTGTTGGTGCAAAGGTGAAGAACTTGCAGAAAACCCTTGAAAAAGAGTTTGCTTCAAATCTCCACGTTGCATCATACACTTCTAACGCTTGGTTAAACCTTAAATCAGTAATTAATAAAATCTCTGGTAATAGTCAAACTGAATCCCCGGTTATTGGTGGAATTGCAGTTACTACCGATGGTTCTGGTGATTTTACTGCCGGTGAATGGTGGCAGTCTCCAGTTATTGATGGTGAAAAGTTAGAACAATCAAGTGCAGTAACATTAACAGAAGATATGTTGCTTACTTCAACTCACGCCGCTTATTTTACTAAGTTGTTGGCGAGAGGTGTTGCTAATGCCAGAAAGCAAACTGGTGAAGATCCTAAAGTGATTCTTGTGACTCAATTTCAGTTCGATTTACTTGAACAGATAATGGACCCAAGAAAAACTGGTTCTAAGATGAATGAATATATGGGATCAATGGGCTTTAAGTCTCTTGATTTTCGTGGTATTCCTGTAGTGGCTGATAATGACATTGTTGTTGCCAGTAACAAATCTTCAGTTTATTTCGTTAATACTGATTACTTGTATCTGTTCTTCAATAGCGGTGCCAAGTTTACTGCCGGGAAATTCATTGAGTCTGAAACTTCAAACACTTGGAGTATGAAGGTTCATACCTATGGCGATATGGTTGCATCTAATCGTAAAGCACATTGCAGAATTGATAACGTCTATTCTGATAGTTCTTACGTTTAGATTCATTTCTTAACTAAAAATCATCCCCCCGGTCTTTTTGTGGTTGGGGGGGTGATTTAATAGGGGATAAATATGACTACTGCTAATATGATAACCTTACTAGGTATAAGGCTTGAGGATCCAAGTAAAGATCTTTTTACGGATACAACCTTATATTTAATGATAAATACTGCCCAAAGGAAAGTGATGCAGTTGTTAAATGGCAATGCCCTTAACGATTTTCAAGCGGTAGACACCAATAATACCAATTCACTTGACTCAGATTTGGATGAAAGATATGTGGATATCTCCAGTATTAGTCCGGCACCATTTGGAGGTGTTCACGGAATACAGGGCATAAAGAAGAATAATTCAGACACTTGGTACACTAAAATATCATTTCATCAGTATATGGATTGGTCTAATGGGAGTGTATCAATGAGTTATCATAACCCGGTGTACTGGATCCGGGGATCAAAAATTTATATCAGCGAAAATGATTCGATTGATGTTTTTTATACCAAAAGTCCAACGGATGTAGCGAATGGCACAAACTCTGATTTTAACGAGATTTTTCACGATGCGATACTTGAGTTGGCTGAAGCGGAATGTTGGCGTACTGCTAGAGAATTTGACCGATCTGGTGATGCTGAATCAAGGGCTATGGGGATGATTTCAATACATAATGCAAGTACACCGGCTATGGATCACTATTCCGGATCTGTTCCTTATGATACAACCGGGGATCTGGTTGTTATGCAACGAGTGACTAATGGCTAAACTGCTTGATATAACTGATTTTAAAGGGATTAAAACCAATGCGGATGTAGAGGATCTTGATTCTCAAGTTGCACAGGCGATTGAGAATCTCCGCTTTGTTGATGGTAAACTAATCAAAACCTATGGCGGTGGTACTCCAAGTACGATACCGGCATTTGATTTAGATACTCTTAATTCTGCTACATTAGGTGGGGATACAGACTATGAGGTATATAATATATATACTTTCATATCTGATAAAATCCCAACGCCTACAAACGATGCCGGGGATGGTTATAAATATTTATTAGTTCTAATAGATACACAATCCCAACTAATGAAACTAATCTGGTGGGATGAAGAAAGACCAAATCCAGATACAAATGGGGTAATAACCTTTTTTTTCCCAATCCGTTCCGATTCGATGATACTTAAAACATCTAGTGAACACAAATTTGATGATGCCGGAGATTCAAGCGGTGGACATTATGCTTTGATACAGGATTTGAAGTCACCGGATGGAACAAGTTTGATACATTCTGGCATTACACCCGCCGGTGTATATGATATTCCAGAATCTACAGGGAGTACGAAAATACTTCATATGAATATATCATCCGGGCCTTCCTATTGTAATGCAAAATGGCTTGGAGATGATGGGTTACTTAGACCGGTAGAATATAGTAAAACGTCTTTTGGGGGTGTAGGTGATTCCGGAAGCGAGGATGCAGACCCTATAGATAATAGCACCGGAATGTATCAAGAAGCTTTTAATTCCTATGGGTCAGCATCTATGTCAGATGGTAATTATATTATTGATTTTGCAACGTATTGGAAAAATTATGATAATGATTCAAGGATAAGAGTAAGGGGTCTCAATGGCTCAACATCTTGGGCTGATTTAGACGAAACTATATACAATGGACAAGTATCAACAGATGATGTAGGCACCCCATATATGATAGAGTTTGGTGGTGCTATTTATGTTGCATTTGGGGATGGTACCACTCGATATTTATGCAAATATACATACTCAGGTGGAGACATAACTGAAACCGAAATTTACTCTAGTACCTCGAATTGGATACAAACGTTTGCTAAACACCCGGGCCTTAATTTTTTTGTAGCCGGTACGAGTAATGGTAAAATATTGCAGATTCAGGAGAATGGTACAGTTTCCATAACTAATGCAATCGGCCCAACAAACATACAAAAGATAGCAATACAAAAAATACCAACAGGGCATAGAATATGGATGCACAATCGTGCAGATGATTTAAGATATACTAATTGGACAGGGTTAGCAATGTGGTCTACGCTGACGGGAACTAGACCAAATTCAAGTGAACTTCCTTGGGATACTGCAACCGATCCCCGTCCTAAATACATAGAAACAATTAGAAATGTATCTGGTGGTACTTCGGAGCAATTAATCTTTAATTGGATAGATGAAACAACTAATTCATCTGATCCCACTTCCGTGTATCACGCATCACGCCATAATGATAATTATAGTTCACATTGGACAAGTACAACGGCAGTATTTGGGGCTTTACCAACAGGAGCCGACAATTATACTGAAAATGGGGTGGTAAGAGATTTAAAAAGAATGGGGCCGACACCCACAGGGGAATCATATTTATATTTTACTTACAGGTATTATGTACCTAACTATCCAGATGACACCGATACCTATGGCGGTTCCATATACAGAGTGGGGGAGGATACTAATGAAGATTCTGTCGGATCGGCGTTATATGAGGGTGTTAATCTTGGTTTGATTAAGGGGCATAATATAGTAATGATAAATGATTTAACCACTCACGATGATTACTTGAAATATGGAACAGGGTATATAGTCAATTTTTACATAAGTTTAACAGATATCAATATGAATACCACCCATAGGTCTTATCACGTTAAAGATGTTGGTTGGCAATCAA